ACTAGCCTCTCGTTCCTGATTTACCCGCGCACGCTCTGCTTCCTGCGCTTGGTGCTGGCCTATTAAAGCCGACTGTTGCGCTTCGAGCTGGGCCTTTACACGGACATACTCAGCAGGGTCTTCCGACGCGAGACGTGTCATCTCCGCCGCCGGATATTCCGTTTCCATTCGTTGGCTTAATGCTGCAATCCGCTCATCAGCAGCTTGAAGTCGCTGCTGCAAAAGCTGTGATGCTTGCTGTCTCTCGCTTTCAAAATGTCGGCGTTCCTCAGCAAGCGCTGATGTCTTCTGGCGATAATCCGCGTCCATCTGTTGGCCGGAAGCGGCATCCGCAAGGGTAACCATCTGTGTCTCTCCGTTGACCCTGATCGGCATCTTGACATGTTTGGCTAATTCAGCCTCATCCATCCCAATTGCTTCTGCAAGGCCGCTGAGAGTATCAGGTAGTTCCTCACCGGTGTCGGTTGGCTCAGTGGTTGCATCATCTTCAGATGACGTTTCTTCAACTGTTCCCTCATCTCGTGATTCGGGTTCAGCAGTACGATCCGGCTCCGCATCCTGGTTAGCCGTTTCGGTTGGCGATTCCTGCTCGGCGCTGTTGGTTGGCGCAGTTTCTGGCTCCAGCCGTGCCGCAATCGCCGCAATTGCCTGTTGTTCTGTTGTAGGTGCTGTACCGTCGGCTCCCACCCGTGGGTTAGCCTCCGTAGTCTGGGCTCCAGTTTCCTGGTTGGCCGCTACTTCGTCTGCCATGTTTTCTTTTATCTCCTATTAGCCATAAATATTAATAATAATTATATCTACCTAATCCAGTCCCATTTCCCGGCCTATGGCATCTGATCTCTTTTTTGCCCCAATCAATGCTTTATTTCTTGTCGGATAATTTGGAAAAATATGACCAGACTGCAAAGCCTGCATTCCGCGATCAAGCACATTTTCTTCATTTTCTATTTTTTTACCATCCCAAATTGATGGAATATTGTACCAGCGACCTTCTATTGGGAATGTTAATGTTTCCTCTGTTGCGTAATGACCGTTTTCTTCCAGATATGGTTTCGTTAAATCTATAGGAAAACCATCTGGATCAAGCACCGTTGTAATTCCTGGAATTTCATACTTATCAATAGCCCCTCCAAAAACACCACGGTTTTTAAACATTTCATATAAATGACTTATATTTAAAGGCGAAAAAGGCAGTTTTGGACTTGATCTTTGCACTGGGCTTATTTTTCGATAATTATCCAGAAGACTTGGCATTATCTGCTCCTGAGCAAGCGGAAACGCTTACGTTTTTCCTCAAGGTCACTCAACTGCTTAACCGCAAGTTTACCGGTCGTCAGGTGTGTTGCAAAGATTGTTTCAAAACGATTAACAACGCCAATCATCAGCCGCAGGTTCTCACGCCCTTTTACATCTTCCATCGGAGAGTTTTCCCACTGTTCGTGACACCATCCCTTAATCGAGGCGATGGCATCGGTGAACAGCTCGTCACTAAGCATCCTCTCCGCACGGTGAGCGCGGTCACGCTCCTGCCGAAGCTGGGGTTCCTGGTCTTCAGCCGCGCTCACGTTTTGGCTTTCATACCTAGTATTTCATCGTTTTTTTGCCACCAGGATTATGTGCCTTTTTGCCTGTGCCAAATTTACTATCACCGCCAGAATTTAGACGGGATTCTACTACATGCCCTGTGCCGGATTTCCAGCTTGGATTGGTGCCAACTGCTTTTGTGTTACCTGTATCTGATTTTGCCATTTCTTCTCCTAATCTGCCGAATTTGCAGAGGCCAGCCTGGCTTGCGCTTCAGCGTCTTTGACAGTAGCGACCATCGCTACTTCCTCTCTCTTCAGAGATAACTGCTCCATCTTGTACTGATGGTCAAGTTTCATCTCCTCAACCTTTAAAGCATGTTGCTGTTCCAGTTTTGCCTGCTCAATCTTCATTTCCTGTTCCAGCTTTGCCTGCTCAATCTGCATATCACCCTGGAACTTAGCCTGTTCCAGTTGCATTTTACCCTGTGCCTCGACCAATCTTGGATCAGGCGGCGGCTCTTCTTGCTGCTGCTGCTGCGCCTGTTTCGGGTCCAGCCAGTAAATATCGGGGTCTTTCAAACCCGCTGCAAGTGTCCATTTTCGGAGCGCTGCATGTACCATGTTTGCATCAACAATCGGGCCTTTAACCCCGCCCTGTAATTCAATCGCCCGAACCTGCATTTCAATCAGCCTCTGGGCCAGAGCAACCTGCTGTTCCCGCGTGCCATGCCCAAGGCCGACCGTAATCGTCATATCCATTTCTGCGTTCCATGCCCTTGGATCAATCGGCACCCATTCATTACGCAACCGGACAATATCGGGCATATCCTGATGTGTTATTACAAGGCGAAGAACCTTTTTAAACGCCCTCTTAAAGCCTGTTTCAGCAAATACACGCGCAATCAGCAGCATACGTTGCTGTGCGCGGCCAAGAATCTGGTTAATACCGGTCGCTGTCTTGTTGAGAGAGCTTGCATCAAGCCCCTGGCTATAGCGCGTAATTCCAGTACGCGTTTCCCTGACCGTATCACAATACTCGATCAACGGATATGCATACGACCCAAGGGATTGCGTCGTCAGCGGCATAACAGCACTGCTGGGATCAAGGCCACCCTCAACCCTGACCAGACCACCCGGCCTGTTGGTCAGCATATCGTCAAGATTTACCCGCTCATTAACCACGTAGCGGTTATTGTTTACACCATAAATATTATCAAGAAGCTGCCGCCATACGGTGCTTTTGATTTTCTGTATATCCATCACAAGGTCGGCAACTGAACGCCCTGTCCACTTATGCGGCATACGAATCGGTGTCATATCGACAAACGGATGGTCGTCAACAGGCTCATTTTCAAGAATCTTGTAGCCTGACCCTGCCACCGTTACAGCCCTCATCTCACCAAGGCCGTCACCGTCAAAATCAACCTTCAGATAACACTCGTAAATCCAAACTTCCCGCATCGAAGGATCACGCGTCTCCGTATGCTGTTCCGGCCACTCCTCATCCGCCGAATACCGCGCTACACGCTCTTCGTTATACATTTGCTCGTCATGGCTGGGCAAACTGTCGATGATTTTTTTCTGATAACCCAGCTCAAGCAGCTCTGTAACCGTTCTCTTGACCTTGTGACAGGTAAAAACCGCCTCATCCAGAGATGTTGAGCGACGGGATGTTAAAAACTCCTCTGGCGGAATGGAAACAACGCGGCACCGGCCCCTTTTCTTGGTCTGCTTGATGGTAATATCCCAAAGCAGCCCGTCTGGCGCAAACTGCATCAGGTCCGGCGTTACCTCTATTGCCGTTTGCTCAATAATTTCGATAGATGCATCGTTTTCCAGTTCAATCAGCGCTGCAAGGTTTACGTTGGAAATTGTTTCGCGCTTCGTTTCCTCCGCCTCATCCCAGTAAACCTTGATAATCCCGTTTTTTTGCAGCAACGCATCCTTAATCCAGTCATGCGTCACCTCAAAGCCGTTATTGGCCTTAAACCAGATATGATTAACATATTCGGTTGCCTGTTTTGCGGCCTGTTCATCCTCCTGCCCGACCGGCTCGAACCGCACCGCTTCCTCTCCGCTTGCAAAAATCTCCATGAAATCAGGCATAATGGACTCAATGGTGTCCTGCACATCAGTGCTAACCACCTGACTGCGATCTTCTACCTCATTTCCGAACGGCTCACCAAGGTAATACTCCATTGCCTTGCGGCGCTGGTCTGAAACCTCGCCGCCAAGAAACGACGAACTGCTCTGTATTTCACCCTTGATAATCGACTGAAGGGTACTTTCTGTCATTTTTGCCATATATTTTATGCCTCAAAAAAATGGTGGGCAATGTGCCCACCAAGTCTCAGGGAGGTAAAACTTGTCATGGGGCGTGTGTAGCAATAAATTCCTCGGCTTCCGATTTTTTCAACCGCCCACCGTTTAATGCTACGCCATCGGAACTTACAACATCCCAAAACCCGCGCCCCTTATGCTTCAGCCGCAAAGGGCCAACATGTTCATTTCCATCCTGGTGGTGATCCTTATGTGCCTGCGGTACATCACCTTTCACAAGGCTTTCCAAATGTTCCACACGCGCCTGCAACTTATCAAGCTGCACCTGCATTTTCATACTCATCAGTAAATTCCGCCAAACCTTGTATCATTAGGTGTCTGGAAACCCATTAAATCTTGGTCACTCTCAGCTTCAGTGGGTTCGTAATCCCCGTATGCATCACCAATTTCTGCCTCAACATCACCCAAAAAATCATACGGAGATTCAGCAGCAGCACCGCCACCGCCAGCTAACATCTCTTCAATTCTTGCAGCATCACCCAGTTCGTCATCATCAAAGCCAGAACGCATCATAAAATCAGTTGCACCCATAGGAACAGTGCCTGCCGGTTGCGTATTACCAGGACCAAAACCCGTTTCTATGTAATTAGCACCAGGCGCAACTACGGGTTGATCCATATTACCAGGACCAAAACCCGTTTCTATGTAATTAGCACCAGGCGCAAGTACGCTTTGATCCCGTGGAGCATCGCCAGACAGGAATGTAAGATCACTCTGCTGTATCGGATGGCCGCCATATAGGCTGTTATATTTATCAACAGCCCCCTGCATCCTCATTTCATCCAAACCAGACAGTGCCTTGCCGCCAAAATGCATTCCGGGAGACAAATACGGCGGGGCTTTTTGCATAACCGCCCCAATAC